CGCGTGCAACCGGTCGTGCCTTCTCAATATTGATAAGGCGCAGCTTGCCAGCACTGAGGTTCTCCAAGGATATGCTCGGTCGTTCGGCAATACTTGTGAACTCAGCAGTGTAGTGCGGGTGGTACGCAGCTATATCACGTGCCACACGCAGGGCAAGCTTCGCAGCACTTCGTTTTGCGAGTGCTGGGGGCACATCAACAATCTGTTTTTCCTCATCCAGTCGTCCCTGCCCAGCGGCACGCAGGCGTGGCCAGGAGGCAAGGCGCTGTCCCAGGCCACCGCTCTCAATAGGCAAGAAGGCAACCCGCCAGTCACCACGCCTGCCCTTAGCCATCTGCGCGGTAGATGTGGCCCAGTATCCGAGCAATGTACCCACGTCAGAGAGCCGCATCTGCGTACCACCCGGCGTGCGCCTATGCATTTGGTTGATTGCTTCAATAAGGCCAGCAACAGCCTGTCCGCCAGTATTAGCGGCACCAGACTGCGTGTCTTTACCGACAAAGGAGCCCACAGCACGCATAGCAGATGCAGCTTCACCGCCGCTTTGGGTGTACAGTATGCGCAAGAACTCCATCCAGTTCCCGCGTTCGCAGGCAAACTCCTGCTTGCTAGGCTGCCCCTGCTTACCAATTGTGTCGAGCCCCGCCTGGACGAGTGGGCCAGCTAGTATTTGGTCGTAGACTTCGACACTGTCGTCACCGGTGTGCAGTGCGGCCATCGCAAGCCATCCAAGCTTCTCTTCAACATGGCGCCGCGCAACACGCCCACATATAACGTTGAGCACCGTGTTAATGAGCATGGTGTGCCGCCAGCCAGACATCAAACCGTGCTCCCACTTGTACTTCACACCGTCGGCAATGACGCCATAGTCGTCAAGGGCACTAGCAATCCAGAGTGCGGAGAAAGCAGCCCGGCTCATGCCAGCGGCAGCGTACCTGCGCCGCATGCCAAAGTAGAAGGCTTGCATCTCCGCTTTTCTATGCACAATGTTGAAATTGGCATAGTCGCGGCATGCAACATAGCCGTTCTTGGCCACGCGCACGGTAGCTTCCATGACGCTGCGTTTCTGGTACTCAGCGACCTCGATCGGTGTATTTTCAAGCCTCGAGAGGTAGGTGCTCTCACCCTCAGAGCTAAGAGTCGCTTGGTGGTAGTACATCCCGGCCGAGCCTGCATTGAGGTTACGCTGCTTGGCCACCTCAGTTTTCCGGTGCGAGCGGCCCCAGCTATTGGCTTCACGTATGTCATAGAACAGCATGTGCGCTTCACGTGGCGATAGCAGCTGCATCCCGACCTTCTTATTCTTGAGCTCAGGTGGGAGCTCAGCGGAAGCGGGGACGCGCATGTCTTGCGGGTAGGACCCGGTCGGCACATCTGTGAGTGCACGTGTCTCGAGTGGGTCAAAATCCGCGTTTCCTTTCTTCCGTACGTTGTCAATGCCGCACAGGGCGAATTTCTCCCCCTCAATGAAGCATTCAAGCTCAATTTCGTCCAAACATTGTTCCCAGTGCCCAGACATCATGTTCATCGTTCGGAGGACGTCATAATTCGTGCGTTCCTGCATGTCAGAGACGTCATCCATGAATTCATGGTCGTAGCGACCAAGCAGCGCAACGACGTACTGCCACCCGAAAGAATCGGCATACCCGTTGGCATGCGCAGTTTCAGCGCGCAAGTAGCCACCAAGTTCTTTCAGCCACTTGTTGACCTTAATGTGGTCACCATATAGGCGCCGTTTGCGGGCGAGATCCTGCAGGAGTTCAGTTGCTCCGAAGTTAGCGAGTGCGGTGACAACGGTGGCAAAGCACCCCCAGCCTAGGTAGCTCGCATCCACAAGCAAGTTTATGCAGGGCTTGAGATCGGCCCTGCCGCGCAGCCAGGAGAGCACGACCTTATGCGTAACCACAGTGCGCACATCCATGGACCGGCTCATGCTGGGTATGTCATCCATCATGTCCTTCCATGAGGCGTCATCGGCGCAGGTCCATTTTGCGGAAGTAAGTAATTTCCAGAGTAGGGAGCGCCGCGTGCCCTCACCAATGGTGGCAGGCCCGAATATCCCGCCGCCTTCAGTATCAGCAAGCTGGATCCGCGAACAAACAGAGTGGTGTACACGGCTGCCCA